ATCACAGTAACAGAAACTACTGATGAGCGAGACGTTGCGGTATTTAATAGTACAGGAATCGTTCCTGGTACAACAAATGTTTATAATCTAGGATCATCCGCTAACAAATGGGCCGCTGTATATGCCACAGCTATTAATAGTAACCTATTAGCCAATGACACAACCACGGCTTATAATGCCAGCACAAAAGCATTTACCGGTTCGTTAACTGGAAACGTTGTAGGTACTGATTCCACAGTACTAATCAATGCCACAACTAAACAGATTGGATACAGCGCCGCTAATTTACAAGGCACATTAACTGGAAACGTGTTAGGTAATGTCACAGGCACAGCATCAAATGCTACAGCTTTGGATTCTAAACTTCCAGCAACCGCAGCTACAATTAATACAGTTGCAGTTAGAGATGCATCTGGTAATATTGCTGCTGTGAGATTTACTGGAATAGCAGACAAAGCTGATCAATTATTAGTTGGTGCAACATATAGATCATCGGCGACTACAGCCACGGCTAATACAATCGCAGCCAGAGATGCAAGCGGAGACATATACGCTTCACTGTTCCAAGGCACAGCCACAGCGGCTCGCTATGCTGATCTAGCAGAAAAATATCTTGCAGATCAAGATTATGAAGTCGGTACTGTAGTTTCAGTAGGCGGTGCAGCTGAAGTTACAGCATCGAAATACGGTGACTTGGCAATAGGTGTAGTAAGTGCTAATCCGGCATTTATGATGAACAAAGATTTAGAAGGTGGTACTTATATTGCATTAAAAGGACGTGTACCTGTTAAAGTGAATGGTGCAGTTAAAAAAGGAGACAGACTAGTTGCTGGAGATTGTGGATATGCCCAAGTTGCCGAAGATAGATTAGACATATTTGCTGTAGCACTAGAATCTAGCGATGATGCTGGAGTTAAATTAATCGAAGCAGTGGTGCTGTAAAAAATGCCTAAGTTTGACACAGCCAGTCCACAAAGAATTGCGGCCACAGACTATAATGCTATACGAAATAAAATTGTAGCTATACTTGGTACCGGGTCAGGTCAGCAAGGATACGGCCAACCTATAGCTAGTTCTTCAGTATTCGCTGGTAACAATATAACTAAAAATCAATGGGATCTTCTGCGTTACGATTTAGTTAATGCTAAAGTTCATCAAGACGGCGTGTCACCAACCATAGTAACAGTAGCCAGCGGTGATTTTATTGGTTACGGCGCTGGATATCCTAATACCAACTATGATTCTATAGCAGAACAAGCAATACTGAATAGATTTAACATAGGTGCAGGTCAATCTGTTTTATCTTTAGCGTCGATGACCGGAGAAACTGCTCCGGGTGTGATATCTAGAACAGGATCTTGGACCACTCAAAGTCAATGTACTCTAACAGTGACATTCGCTACAGCCAACGATGCTAGATATTTTTTCAACAGCGGAGGTAAAATAAGATTCACCAGCTCTCGAACTGGCGGCGTTACCAGCGCACAGAACACCCAATGGACAAATTTGTTAAACACCACAGCGGGCACTATTAACTTTGGAGCACAAACCCCCGCAACTATTAACTTTTATACCCTGACCACATCATACCAACAATGGTATACGGTATCTTCAAGTACTCCTTACTCTGCGAATTTCTATAAAATAGAAGCATTATGTAACTGCACAGACCCGACCAATATAAATGGCACAGCCAGCGTAGTAACATTTAGAATCACCTGGGGAGATAGTTATCTTGATGTGGATCCTACTCCACCTGGAGATCTAGTAGACGGTACTTTAAGCCTTACAGTGGAAGAATTTAAAGCATCGGGGTCGTTAATACCTAGCGGTTCATTCACTATTACAAGCCCATCCTATTCAATATCTGCTATCACCGCTACTTAAAGATGTTAAATATGCCTATAATTAGGAATAATGCATGTCTGTAAACTCTAAAATTCGCAAATCAGATTACAATACAATTAGAACCAAGGTAGTGGATGTACTAGGTGTGGGATCTATTGATTATGGGTATGGACAAACTGTTCGTAGTTCTGCTGTAGATGAAAGCAATAAAGTTACCATAAACGAATGGAGCAATCTATATTACGACATAGTAAATTGTTATGTTCATCAAACAGGTGCAGCTCCCCCATCACCAGTATCTGTGGCCGATGGTGATGTGGTTAAACATTCAACTGACGTTACAGCGATTACTGCTGCAAGGTCTGGAACCAGTCTTTTAGTGTATCAAGTAACATCTGGAATGTTAGCAGTCGGCCAAACAATTTCAGGAGCCGGTATTGTAGGAACTCCTGTCATAACAGCAGCGAGTGGACCACTGACGGTCACTGTATCTCATTCAGCAGGAAGTCCTCCGACAGTCACGGGAACTGGACCATATAATGTAACTTATACTATTCCAACAGAGCCAATAGCTCCTCCAGTTTCGGTAACATCAACAACATCGCCACCTGTAACAGGCGGCATATCTTATGTAATTGCAGGAAACAGTAATGCTACTTTTAATGGCACATTTATAGCCACAGCCAGCACCACAACTTCAATTACTTTAAGATATCAAAATGATCCATTGCGCAGAGTAACTCCGACTTATGCTACAAATTTATCAGTGACCGCTAGAGCAGTATATGATGCAGCTGGGGCGTTATCGGCAGTTGGACCAAATGGAATTTTTATAGGTAAAAGTATTTTTTATCTCACAGTGTCCGATTATAACACAGCCGTAAACAGTGGACGGTTTTCTATTGGTGACGGAATATCAGGCACGGGAATACCATCAAACACGCACATCACAGCAATAGCAAGTGCTAAAACAGTAATTGGTTCAGATGAATATTATGCCATTACAATTAATAATAATTTTAGTTCAACCCAATCAGGCACAGTGTCATTGAGTGTTGGCTCGGCAGATACAAGGTTGAAACTTTCTAGCACTGTGGGAATAGAGACTGGCATGACTATTTCAGGAACAGGATTTACTACACAGACTGTAAGCAGCATATTAAATGAAACAGTGATAATTTTAAGTGCTGCACCCGGAACTACACCGAGTGGAACTATTACATTTAGCGTACCATATGGATCTGGAACCACAACACTAGCATCGAGTCCAACTTCAAATCCATGGGGCAGAAATATCTGGACTTTAAATACATCACAAACACTGTCAGCTGGAAGTTTGACAGCAGAAAATACCACAACAAATCATCCAAATACACAGTATGATACATTTGCCAATACTATCGTGGCTAACAGATTTAATGTAGGTGCCGGCCAATCTTTTACCACAACCAAAGGCACAGTGTCTGAAACATGGCCGGGAACATATGGTGCTTCATGGAGCACAACAATAAGAAGCACAATACGTGTTCAGTTCACTTCTGCTGCTAATGCAAGACATTTTTTTAACAGTGGCGGAGAAATTAGATTCAACAGTTCAAGAACAGGCAGCACAGCCAGAGCACAGGATCTTGCATGGACTACATTATTAACCACAGCCGCTACCAAAGCCTTTGGAGGAAACAAACCCACCACAGGAGTAGGAACACTAAACGGACAGAATTTTTATAGATTAACCAGCACTTTTCAAGAATGGACATTTACATCGTACTCCAGTCCCTACACAGCGAATAAATGGAGTATCACAGCAAGATGTCGTGATGTTGCTAATAACAGTCTCGGAACCTCAGCTGATATAGAATTCCAATCAGAATGGATTGACGGATACGTTGATCCCGGATCAATGTTCCTCGACGTTCCTAATGACGAAGATAAAGTCACAGGAACCATCAGTCTCACAGTATCTACTTTAGAAGCCACTGGTGTTCTTCAACCTGCAGGCGCAGGAACCTTTGCAGTAGAATCGCCAATAGTTACAATATCGGCAATAACCCCATAAAATTTTTACTCTAGACTGCTGACTATAAATATAAACTGCTAATATAATTATTAGGAGTTTTTATGGATGAACAATTAAAGCAGGCTCTAGACTTTGCCAATTATCGGCAGACCTTCTCGATCCAAAAACGCACACTCAAAGAAAAAATTGAAGCCAAATTAACCTATGGCTACAATGGCGGAATATTCAAAATAGATAGAATTTTAATCGTATTTGTGCAGATGGTAATAGACCAGGGAAGAACACAGGGTGTGCCTTTATTAGACGCCAACGACAATCCAATAATGATTGAAGATTTATTAATTTTCAAAGATGAAATAGTTGATAGATATTTTACTGCTACACTTGAATATTATGAGCAGCATGAAAGTTTGAAAAAAAGTAGAAGTGTTGAAAAGTTATTAGATCTATGACACGTGGTGCTTTAATTTTCGCTCATAACAATAGAGATATAGACTATGCTCTAATGTCGATGATATCGGGCGGTCTAGTTAAAAAACATCTTAAGGTTCCCGTGTCGCTAGTTACAGATGAATCTACAGCAGCATGGATGAAAACATCAGAAATATATCAACAAGCAGAAGAATTATTTGATAAAATAATTCTAGTAGAAAAACCAAAAACAGACAACCAAAGAAGATTGCACGATGGAATCAATAACACCACAGTGCCATTCGTAAATCTCAATAGAGCTAGTGCTTGGGATCTTACTCCCTATGATAGAACTTTACTGCTGGACAGCGATTATTTAATTTTTTCAGATCGATTAAATGAATATTGGGACCTTGATGAAGATGTTCTTATATCGCAATCGATAAATGATATCTACGATCAGAAGAGATTAGGATTTCATGATAGATATGTATCAGATACAGGTGTGCATCTTTATTGGGCCACTATCGTGATGTTTACAAAAAATCAAAGAAGTCGTGCTTATTTTAACATGGTGAATTATATCAAAGACAATTATCAATACTATGGTGATCTTTTTAGATTTGACACAAGACAATATAGAAACGATATTTCTTTCAGCGTGGCCAAACACATTCTAGATGGATTTGAAACCGACGAATCGTCTAGCTTGCCTCCAGTACTTTCGGCTTTGGATAAAGATATATTGTATTCGGTTGATGCTACAGGAAAATTAACGTTTTTAGTCAGCCCTACATTAAATGGAACATATTGTGCCACTGCTGTGAAAGACACAGATATTCATGTAATGAATAAACAGAGTTTGATAAGAAACGCTCATCAATTATTGGAATTAATATGAACTTTGGATATTTGATAGTTGTTGCTGAGCATGATGAAATAGACTATACACAATTAGCCTATGCATTGGCGTTAACTATAAAAAATACTCAAAAGCCGGGTTATGATCAGGTTGCTGTAGTAACAGACAATCCTAAACGAATATCCAAATTAAATTCGTCTTGGGTATTTGATCACGTGATAGAATGGAATCAAGAAACATTCTGGGATGGCCGATCATGGATGGATCAACTGTCTCCTTTTGAATACACCGTGTGTTTAGATGCAGACATGCTGTTCATGCGAGATTACAGCCATTGGATTGATTATTTCATTAAAAATTCTGAATTGTATATCGCCAACAAAAGTTATACGTATCGTGGAGAGACAGTAGAAGATGAATATTATCGCCGAGCATTTGTAAGAAATGAATTACCTAACTTTTACAGTTTTTATACATTCTTCAAGAAAGATTCAGAAACAGCAAAAGAATTTTTTGATTTAGGTCGATACATAATTAAAAATCCAGCTGAATTTTCAAACATGTTTCTTGCCGATTATAAACCTAAAGTTGTTGGAACAGATGAAGCATTTGCACTCAGCGCGAAAATACTAGGAATAGAGGATGACATCAGTTATGAATTAGAATTTCCTAGAGTCGTACATATGAAACCAATGATACAGAATTGGCCATGGCCGGCTAAAGCATGGAGTGACCATGTGGGATTTTATCTCAACAAACAAGGACGATTGAAAATAGGAAATTATCAACAGTATGATATTGTTCACTACGTAGAAAAAGATAAAATTACCACAGAAGTGATCAATATACTAGAGGAGATCGCATGGAAGAAATAATCGATGTTGATCAATTTTTTGTAGATTTTAAAATTCCGGAACCGGAATATTCAGCACTTTTTGATCCGATAAGTGGAATAGTATACAGTGTAGGTCCTAGTCATGCGTTCACTGGCAAACCTAATAAAATCTCTATTGATAGAGAAACTGCTGAATTTATAATAGAGGGAAAGATATTATTATCCAGTTGTTTTGTTGATGTGAATTCTAACACACTAGAAATAGCTGAGATTAAAAGTGTTAATAAAATTGATGATGTATTACATCGTGTGACAGAAAAGCAGCATGTGGATTTTGAAAAACCCGATGTTTACATAACTTACAATAGAAAGAAAAAAACACTAAAGTTTGAATTAACAGAAGAATTATTTGGAACAAAAAAATTACCTAAAAAATTTCAACCAGTTAAAAAAAGAAAAATCTTTTGGGATGGTGAAACAAAAATGGATTTTTTATTAACTGATTATAACGATCCTAATATCTTGTTTAAGATGATATCTATCACATTATCGGATATTATTGAAAAATCCGAAACAATCAATGACGTTGAAGTTCCGGAAAATTTTAGTTTATACACAAGACGCATTTTTAAAAATTATTTGATCGACATAAAATGAAAATAGTAGAATTTGATATTATATTTCTTAGTTACGATGAGCCTAATGCTGACGTGCATTATGCTGATCTACTAACTAAAGCACCATGGGCTAAACGTGTTCATGGAGTCAAGGGATCGGATGCAGCACACAAAGCCGCAGCAAATTTATCAGATACAGAATGGTTTATCACTGTGGATGCTGACAACATCGTACAAACTGAATTTTTTGATTTAGACTTAGATATGAGTGATCCTAAGATACAGGTCTATGGATGGTGCGGCCGTAACAGCGTTAACGGATTACGATATGGTAACGGCGGTCTTAAAATCTGGAAGAAAGAGTTTGTATTGAACATGCGCACACATGAAGCCAGTGACAGCGATCGCGGACAGGTTGATTTTTGTTGGGAAGAAGGTTATAGAAATTTTCCTCGAGTATACAGCGATAGTATTATAACCGGATCGCCATTTCAAGCATGGAGAGCAGGATTTCGTGAGGGTGTTAAGATGACGCTGCTTGACGGTGTTCGTGTACCGCCCATGGAAATTAAAGAACGTATTTGGTGGCATAATATTCATAGACTGCGTATGTGGTCAACGGTAGGTGCACACGAAGAAAATGGGCAGTATGCTATTCTTGGTGCTCGCATGGGTACATGGATGACCAATTGTACAGACTGGAATTATATTGATGTTAGAGATTTTGAAATTCTAAGAGACATGTATGACCAGAACATTGATCATGGTAACGTAGAGCACGACATTATCGAACTAGGAGAAAAAATAAAAATAAATCTTGGTTTAGATTGGCCTGATCTAACTCCACAACAGAGCAAATATACATTAGATTTATATGATGAAACAATTAATCTAGGACTAACCTATTACAAGCAATGAGATACGATATAATTTTTATCAGTTATAATGAGCCGCAGGCAGACGAAAACTTTGCTAGATTAAAAGCAAGGTTTCCTTACGCACAGAGAGTATCCGGAGTCAAAGGCATCCATCAAGCACATATTGCAGCAGCTCGTAAAGCCTTTACAAAAATGTTTTGGGTTGTGGATGCCGATGCGCAGGTTTTAGATACATTTAATTTTGATCATGTAGTCGGTGATTACGACTTAGAAAATGTACATGTGTGGCGCAGTCGTAATCCTATCAATGATCTAGAATACGGATATGGCGGTGTGAAATTATTACCCAAGAGTCTAACACAAAATATGGATGTTTCTAAACCAGATATGACAACTAGTATTTCAACATTGTTCAAAGCGATGTCAGAGGTCAGCAATATCACAGCGTTTAACGTAGATGCATTTAACACATGGAAAAGTGCCTTCAGAGAATGTGTAAAGCTAGCCAGTAAAACAATTGACCGACAAGATGA